TGGATTATTTCCTGTTACATATCCAGTAGATTTTGAATATGCATTTGTTAGATTGAAGTTAGTGCCAACTCCAACGTTATACTGAACACCAGAGTAATCATCATCAAAATCTACCCAAGTTCCCCCAGTAATGTTTGAACTATCTGGCATTCTGTAAACATCAAACTTACAAGGTGCAGAAGTAGAAAGAAGTTCTAAATCTGAAATACGAATTGTTGTTCTATTTGGATATCCATTTACAGTTGGTTTGGCACGAATTGCCATTACACACTTAATGTGATTTGGAGCACTATTGGAACCAGGAAGAGAAATTGCAGATGATACTCCATGAGAGAACTCAAATCCACTTTCTTCATATCCACCTTCACTCAATACAGTAGAACAAATCTGCTGCATTGATGTGACACCAACGGCAGTGTCAGTATTTCTTACTTCGCAACGAATCGGAAGTGAAGGTTGGCTCCAATAAACATATTCTTCCTCGTTTGAATGATTAAACTCGTGACAATATACAAGGCTTCCACCAATAACAAATCCACAACGAATTCTACCAACACCTAACCACTGAAAGTCGGTAGCAAATAATTGAGTTTTTGTAAAGTCAAGACTAATGCTGGAAATACCAACACCATTCATTGGATCTAAAGTCCAATCGGATTGGTTGACAACTGTATCCGATGCAATACCAGAGACATAATCTCTTCTTACAAGAGAAACTGTCCCATCACCTTCCTGCTGAACAAATACTCCATTTCTATCATCAAAGTATCCAGTTCTTTTAACAGTATTCTCTCTTACATCATTAAAGTTAAAACTAGAAAGAGCAAACTGAGATTTGCCTGGCATGTAGTGATGATACATTCGTGATTGATGTATCACATAATCTGTAGAACCAATTCCAACTACAAGTGATGCTGCTGCTTTATTTCTAAGGTATTCTACTGTAGATGCAGTTCCAACTTTTTTAGTGAGGATTTCTTCATTTAATCCATACTGATGCGAATAGTCTGCAAGTGTAAAAGGTTCTGATGTTCTTGATCTCCCAAAAGCATCATACCCACCACCACCAGAACCAGTAGATACCCCACAGTCTCCAATGTTGCCGTATCTATCGGCACACATGAAAACTTCATGAAGTGTCCTTTCTTGATTTAAATAATCTTGTGTAGTCTTATTCCACTGAGCCATAAATTAAACCCAATCTAATTTTGCTGGATGATATCTCTTACTGTTAGTAATTTTTATAGGAGTATCTCTATCTTCCTGAGTATATATCTGATGTACCATAGAACCAGGATACTCATCCTGAAGATACTCAGCTAACTCAGTCTCTGTTGGGATTCCAGTTTCAGTAACGATAGTCAGTCTATGAATACTTCCCTGATAAACAATATCAGCGGAAAACTCTTCTCCAACCCTTTCTTGGGGTTGGGAGTCATTAACGATGAGAGTGTCTACATGTTGAATATTAACACTCTCTTGAATAAACTCTTTAAAACTTTTCATCAGCAGTTCCAAGCTCTAAGGGACTTATTGATTCTGCTATCGGGATCGTTAGCAGTCTTGGCAGAAGTGAGTTTTTTCTTCATACCTTTCATTCTTGCACAGAATGATGCTCTTCTCTTATTACCAACCTTCTTAGAAGGTGCTTTTAGATCAGAACCTGGGTTCTCTCTTTCGTAGGACTTACGTCCTTTTTCATTGAGACCACCTTCAGGGTTTTTACCTGCCTTCTTGGTCCATGCTGCTCCTTCTGTCTGAAGCAGTGGTTGACCAGGTTCATAATCAGAAACATCATAGTTTCTTACTTTTCCGCCAGGATAAACCTTTTCAATTTGTGCTTGTACTTCTGCTCTGCTTGGTTTAACAACGGATGGGAAGAACATTTGAATAATATACAGTTTACCTCTAAAGGTAAGGAAGACTCTTATGATCTGACCGGTTTTTCTTGGAAGAGTGATTGCTTCACTCATTGGTTTTACATAGTTTTTATTCGGTCCAATTTTTGCACCATCTCCACCCTTTGGTGCAGATTTGCATGACGACATTCCATGTACAGGACATTCAACTCCATTATCGGTATGATTGCACTCAACTGCTTCTTTCTTTGTTTTATTTCCCCAGTTCTTTGCGCCAACTTTTCTGCACTTGACCAATGCTCCTGACGCATATGCACTTGGCCAAACTGAATAACGTGACTTAACTTTATGGTAGCAGGCATCTTTCTCACCTTCTACAATATTAATTTCATCACCAACTTCTACATTATTTTCTGCGAACCATCCACGATTTACTTCTAATGCATATAGCACTTCTCCATCCGAAGTAACTGGATTCTCTTCAAATGGTTCTAACTGTTTAATGCTTTCAATGATACCGTCCTCTCTGACAAAAGCAATATCAAGAGGAATCCTGGTCTCTTTCATATGGAAAGATTGTTGAGCAACTTCCTCAAATACAAACAACATTCCACTATTCTTGTCCAAACTCTCACGGAACATCAATCCAAGATTGAAGTCTCTAATGTTATTTGGAACTTCGACCTGTAATGGAAGAGTTACAAACTCTTCATTAGTTACATAATCTGCTGCAGTATCAATGTAGTCTGCTGCTTTTGTGATTTTTGATTGAACCCAAGCTTCGAGGTTTCCTTCCCCCTTTTTGCCCATTTTCTTCTCTAATCTTTTTACAGCGTCCTTGACAGTTTTTAGTTCAGAACGTGCCATTGAATATTCATGATCTTTTTTAGTCTCTTCAGTTGCCACGTTGATTGCCTTCCCTTTTCTGTCTGGATTTGGATCTTTACGATTCTTACGACGGAATGCTCTCTCCTCTTCGTCTTTGGAGAGATTGCGCTTCATTTTGGATGAACCACACTTTGGTTTTGTGGTTTGTCCTGGTTGTTTTGCACAGGGTTTTCCAGCATATTTACCACCCAGTTGAACCCAACCAGGGGTGCCATCAGAAGAGCGACTCTTGCTAAACCAGTCACGCAGAGAAGAATCACCACTTTTCGACTCACTCATTCCTCCACCATTTCCATTACCACCGTTTCCATCGCCATTAAGAGATTTGTCGATCCCGACTTCCTCTGGTTCTTTTCCGTTACCAGAAAATCTTGCAGTCACCCGCATCCCTTTAGAAATGGGTTTACATACTTTGTCGGTGTAGCAGTAATAATATCCTGCCTTACACTTGCCGCTCTTAGACATTCAACTGAGTGGATATTCTTTATTATTTATCAACCATCAAGTGCCACAATAAATCTTATGCCTTCTGAGCCGTGTAAATTATATTAAATCTTGTGAGATCACTTGTTGAAGGGAACCCGAGAAGTCTAATATTGCCACCAGATAAATCTGTAGAAAATGTGGCAATTCCAGATGGATGATTGATTGTTCCGTATTCAGACATGAAAGTCTGTGATCCATCATGAAGAACCTGAATATTAGTTGTATTATAATTCGTTCCTCTTATTGCCTGAACTTGAAAATTGACAGAGCGATAAAAAGACGAAGAAACTTCTATAAGAACAGATTGTCCTGTAGATGATGTAGTTGTAACTCCTGAGTTGACAACACCTGCTGTTAGAGATAGTGCTGAAACTCCTGTTGATCCTACAATATATGGCATTAGTTTGCTGTCTCCAAGATACTAAGAATTACTTTTAAAGTATTATTATCACTAGCAACAATTTTTATAGAATCATTAGTTTCTAAAACCATCTTTCCAGTAATTGGGACAAGCGCGTCATTGAGAGGAACGTTTGCTTGACTAAGAATTTCAGTCTCAGTGGAAGATCTTACATGTTTCAAAGTTGTATGCGAAACTATAGTTCCATGATTTGCAACATGAGCATAAAGAACAATGGCAGTATAACCAGTTGGTGCTGTATAAACAGTCTGCTCAGTATTGGTAACTTCTAAGGTTACTGTTTTAAATCTATTTAGTGCTAATTGTGCCATCTTAACTGAGTGCTAAAATAAAGGGTGTCATCTCTGTAAATAAACTACGCGAAAATGCTCTTCCACTAATTGTGCCAGTATTTTGATTAATTTGCAAGTCATCACCAATTCTGAAGTTACCAGATTGATCTGTGCTAGTATATACTACTTTTCCACCATTTCGACCCACAACTTCATTTGCTTGAACTGGAACGCCGCCTCTCAGTGGAGTAGCAGTTGTAATATCATTACCAGATCCAACAAATTCAAAAGTATGTGAACTAGCAATAATTTTACTTTGCTGGAAGAAGTATGCGGTAGATCCTACTCCAATAGTATTGAACAGATTTTCTTCAAGAGTTAATGTAGTTATCCCAGCAGTGATAGGAGTAGAACTATTTATCGTGTAATAAGTATCTGCCAAGTTAGCAGTTGCTGTAGCAGTTGTGCCAGAATCTGGTGCTGAAATAGTAACAGTAACAGTGTCTGATGGATCATATTGACTTCCATTACTGATTATACCAATCTCAGTAACAGAACCACCTTCAATAGTTGCGAATGCTGTAGCTACTTCTCCATTTGGACCTGATGGGGAAGAGATAGTTACAGAAGGTGTGTTTGTATATCCACTACCCCCATTTGTAATCGTAATTGTATCTACAAATTTATATAACTTATCAAAATAAACAACCTGACCGTCATATGGTCTAGTTGTTGACGAACCAACATTTATAACAACGTTATCTTGACCCGACGCAGCTGAAGCAGTTACAACACCAGTATACTGCAAATCACCGACTCCATCAGCAACTAATCCAAAAGTACCAAAACTTGAATTACTATTTGTTAAATCGCAAACAGATCCATTGTAGCAAGTAATTGCTTCATTACAGCAAATAGTAAAAACAGAGACTAACTGAGCAAATCCTTGATTGGTGATTGCAACTCCAACACCTCCTTGATTGTATTGGGTAAATGAATCAACCACGATGGATTTTAAACTTTCTGCTTGAGCACCATCAATTCTCAGTCCAGTTCCAGTTGTTGTGTTACTGGTACAATTTTGAATATATGGACTTTCCCATTTTCCTCCGCCAACGTTTGTTGCAATTTCTGTTGTTGGGAATCCAACTGCTGCGGATGGAGAAACATGATTTGTAAAGGTCATATTTGCCAAATAACAACCTTTTCTAACATGAAAAATATCATCAGTTGCAGTATTTGGCGAAACCGTGACAGTCTTTAAGTCATCTCCAATAATAGAAACAAACGCAGGAACTTCAATTGGATTATTCTCTGCATAGTTTCCAGCAAGAACTTTAATTACAGTTCCAGATTGTGCAGCTCCAACTGCTGAAGTAATTGTCAAAAATGCGTTATCAATCGATGTTCCATTATTATCATCACTACCATCTTTAGCAACATAAAGAACATTTGGTGCTGAGTTAATACCACTGGCATTACCTCTAATTGTTATACTATCTCCAAAATAGACGGCAGAGTCTGTAATGGTAACAATACCTGTTGTAATAGTATTGTTATCGCCATCAATAGTGACGGATGCAGTACCAATAGTGAGGATGCCAGTTATTCTTGCATCACCGCGAACTATGAGTGCAGTTGTTGCTGTTCCTGGATCTACTTCAATACCATTTCTAAACGTCGAAAGTCCAAGAGCATCAACATTTGTAACATCTTCATAGGTTATGGTTCCACCAACTGTAATGTTTCCGTCAATATATTGATTTCCTTCAATATAAAGAGCAAAATCATCTCTAGCTGTGGTAGCAATACCAACGTTTTTAGTTGTATGGATACCAGCAGATCCTACTGACCAGGTTCCACCTGCACCAACATCCGCAGAAATACTAATATCAACTCTGTCGCCATTAACTGCAAATGTATTTCCAGTCCCAACAAAGTTTAATGTTCTTACACCATCTTTGATTAAATAACCAGCAGACTGAATTCCAATACTGCCAACAGATGTACTAGCAATACCAACCCACTTAGAACGTGATTGGTCATAAATGAGAAGTTTATCATTGCCTGTTGCACCATCAAACTCAACATCATCAAGATCTTTGATGAATCCAGCACCACCGCCACCAATAGATCCGAGTTGATACTGTACTCTCTCTACGAATCTTTTATAGTGTTGCTGTAACTGATCAAGAGTCACAAAGTTCTGATCAATAGGAGTAAGAGGATCTGGATTATCAGTATCTGGTGGATCTGCATCAAGAGGAACATTAGTCTCTGCTAAAAGTTTCTGCTCTTCCTGCAGTTTCTTTTGAGAAGACTTAATATCCTCAATGATCTTATAAAGACCTTTGATATCAGACTTTACATAATCAATATCTTTATCATAATACTTGACTTCAGGAAGACTAGAAATCTCTTCCTTCAATTCATTAAAATACTTAAGAAGTAACTCATCAGTTTTTACACTGGTATAGTTAATCTCCTTTAGTTCTTTATTGATATTTTTCTTTAGAGTGTTGTACTCTCCAAGAATCTGTTTCTTAAGTTTACGATCATCATCTTTAAACTCTTTGTGGTACTCCCACATTTTAAGAGATGAAGATCTCATCTCCTTCCAGATTTTTTCTTTCTCTTCGTCAATACGAACGTTTACTTTACTATCAAGATCATTGATATCAGAATCAATCTTGACTGTATTGTTAAAGTACTTTGTCTCTAAATCTTCAGATAGTTGCTCAAGGTCATATTCAACTTTCCCTCGCAATCCTTCAATTTTATCGGAGACTTTTATAAAGTCATCTTCAATAACACTAAAGGTTTTGCCAATCCAAGAGAAGTCTGGAACTTCATTTATTTCATTGATCCATTTAGGAAACTTAGGAATCGATGCTTTAACTTGATCAATTGCCTCACAGATCGCTTCAATTTCAGAATCATAATATTTTACTTCGGGTAAGTTTGCTACTTCAGTTTGAAGATTATCAATTCTATCTTCAATAGCATCTACCTGCTCATCATAATACTTAACTTCTGGAAGGTCTTTAATCTGAGATCTTACTAAGTCAATCTGATCGCAGATTGCTTCTACCTCTCTATCATAATATTTTACTTCAGGAAGTTGCGAGATTTGTTCTGCAAGTTCCTCAAGTTCTTTATCGTAATACTTAATCTCTGGGATATCAGGAATCTCTTCCCTGACATCATTAATCAGACGGATTAATTCTGGAAATGGTGGAATAATATCTTTTACTTCTGCGAAAGTATTTCCGTCAGCGTCTTCTATAGTTACTGTTTCTTCGTTTATTACTTCTTTTTCTTCTTCAATAAAATCTTCTACAGAAGGGAGATCCTCTGCGTTCTCTTCTGCAATATAATCTTCTATTGACGGTAGACTTTCATCTCCATCGAAATCCTCATATGAGGGCAAATCCTTAGACATTTTATTAGTACTTAATACTTCGGGATTTCTCTCCCTTCCTCTTTATTTAGGATCCTTCTTAAGTCCATCTTTCAGCATCTTTGCTAAATCTGCTGTTGATCCAACAAACAATGCATTGTTAACAGTAGATGGTCCTTTGACCTTTTCCTCTGCCTCTACGTCCTTTAATTTCTTTTGAAGGTCAAGTAATTTATCAGTCGCGTCTGCAACGTTTTTAATCAACTGACCTGCAACTTCATATGCTCTCGGCATCTCACTTTCTTGAGCGAGTTCAAGAACACCGTTTAATGCTTCCTGTCCTTTTTCGATGATGGAATAAAGATTACCTCTAGTGTATTCATAATCTTTTTTAATGTCATCAAGTTGTGCTTTTGGCACCACAGTTTCTTTTTTAACTACTTCCGCATTTACAACATCATCTGACACATTGAAAGTTTCGTTAAGATCGTCAAAGTTTTTAGTCATTAGATAAATCCACCATCAAAACCAAAGTTATCACCATCTTCGATAAGAGCACTGTCTACGCCAATTGTACCAGTGCTTGTTGTTGTGGTAGTATAGTCAATACCTTTGACCTCAGAACCACCAACATGTTTAGTAGCAGCAGTATTGTCTCTTCCTCTATCTACAGTTAGTTTATTTCCAGTCTTTGACCTTACATATAATTCTTCATCTCCAATGAAGATATATTTGTCTGCCAAGATACCAGTGGCATCAGCAACTTCAATAGTTTTTGCTGTTGCTGTGATGTCTGATGCCAATGTAGTAACAACGTTATCTGTGTAAGACTTAAGTGCTCTTGCAGTAGCAGAATAAGTAACTTCTCTTCTTGTATTTGTAGTATCTGTTCCAGTAAGATAACTGACAGTAGATCTCTTGATGATATCTTTGGATGCAGAAGATGTAGGACCAAAGAGGTATGTTTTTACAGTAAATCTTAAAGTGTAATATAAAACTCTTCTAGTAGTAAAATCACCTTCATAATCATCCTGCATTGTGATATTTTCTAACACAATAGGAATATCTCTTTTCTCCCTAATTTCATCAACCAGTTCAATGGAAAGATTATATGCAGGTTGAAAATAAGGTAAAATCTGCTCTACAATTTGAAGAGCATCGTCATTTAGTTTAGTATAAACACTCAATTCAAATTGCATATTATATGGAACTGGCATATAAGTTTTGCGAGTTTCCGTTCCATCATTTTTGTCTTTTGCGACAAATGTTTGAGTTGTAGTTACTTTTCTACTAGCATCATAAGTAAGTCCAGTAAATTCAAAAGACATCCTTGGCAAAGTAATTGCCATTGGTTTATTAAGATCTGGTGATTGCTCAATTCTAGCTAAAAACTTCTGAGTTGGTCCATATGCTAAAGGTACTCTTACAACAGAACCTTCCTGTTGGATCTCCATTGAATTAAACAGAGTTCCAAAACCAATAATGGTTTTTCTCAAAATTTCGTTGTAAAAGTATTCAAACATGATTAAACTTTAAACTATTACCTGCAGTAGAACTATTTAGGGTATTCCAAATGGATTCTGTTCACTAAAGTCTAATATTGCATCTGCAGCAGTTTCAATATCAAAGTTATCCGCATAAGGATCATTATTGATAGTTCTATCAATGGTTCTTAATGTGCGTGTAGCGCCAGAAGTTGCTCCAGTTAAAGTTTCTCCTCTTGTAAATGAACCAGAGACATTTGCAACCTCAAGAACATTAGTGTCACCATTCCAAGATCTAACTTTTGCAGTTGTTCCACTAGAGGAACCAGTTATAGTCTCATTAAATACAAAGTTTCCAGTATTTGTTCCACCTGTAGGTGCTGCAATAGAAATAGTTGGTGCTACTGAGTATCCAACACCAGTATTTGTCAAGTAAATATTCGCGATTGTTCCTGCCGCACTGACGACAGAAGTTGCAGCTGCTCCTGCAGTTGTTACGCCAGTCTTGAATACTTCGTTGGTAAATGAAATAGTTGGATTTGTGATATATCCTCCGCCAGCGTTTGTAATTGTGACTACACCAACAATATCGTCTCCAATAACGGTTGTTGCTGCAGCGCCACTACCAGTTCCATCAGTGGTTCTAAAAGTTACTGTAGGTGCCACCGTGTATCCAGAACCTGGATTTGCAACATCAACTCTCTGAACTGATTGGAATTTTGGATTTACATTAAGATTGCAAACATTGATACCACCAATCATTGAGGCAATACCTACGGCATTTACTCCACCTGAAGGTGCTGCAGTTACCTCAACAGTTGGAACCACTCCATATCCACCACCTCTATTGGTTACTGTAAACGATCTCACACCACCACCAACAAGTCCTGTAATAGCAGTAGCAGTGACTGCTGTTCCAACCATTGTGAGGGTTTGAGTTATTCCCTGAATGGTACTAATACCATCATCAGTCAATCCATCAACTTCATTTCCCAATAACTCATTATCAACTTCATCAATTCCAGTTGCAATAATCTCATCTTGATATTGAAAGAGTTCGCAAGATAACCCATAGACATAAAGATCTTGCAATTGATAATATGGTTTTGCATATTCAACATCTTTGATCTCATAAAGGCGATCATCCAATGGGAACCAGATTAAGTCTCCACCTTTTGGTCTTGTTGAAAGTTTAATATTTGATTGCCCCCCAATCAATGGAGCAATATAGTTTTCATATCGTTCTCTCGAAATAATAAGCTTTACTTCATCTTTTGATTCAATACCAAATTTTGATAATACGTCTCCTGCACCGCCATAAGAATCGAAGTTATCTACATACGCCTCAATTGGTAAAGCATTATCAAACTTAGATTGAACGACCTCTCTTATGACAGTTTTTTCTGTGATGTACTTTCTTGGAATATAATATATGTCAACACCATACATCCTCAACTGTTCGTTGATCAAATCTTGAACTAAGTTCTGCTCAGATTTAGTACCTTGAGTAAAAAATGGATTTAACATCAGCCTATCATATCAAGGGGCGGAAGTTCATAAGTATTTGACATGACTTCTTTAATCTTATCTAACTCTCTTTCTGCGTCATCATATATTTGTCTTCCATTCAATTCTATTCCGCCAGGAAGTTTTACTCCTTGGAACTTGATGAGATTTTGTCCCCACTGCCTCTTGATAAGAGCAGTCAAATATCTTTTTACAAAAGAATCATTATATACTCTTGTATAATCATTAGGATCTAATAGTCTGTAACAATCAATAATGATATAATCATCAATGGTAATACTTGACCAATCTATATCAAGATATAATCTATCCTGTCTTTGATTAAATCTGATTTGTTTTTGTGTCGTTAATGCAAAATCGATATCTTCAAGATATCTTTTGGTCATTGCATATGTTAAAAGTTCTGTAGAACCCCAATAGTAAATATCATTCAAAAATAACTGATATTTAACACTGAACATATTATTTGTTACAGTGTTAGAACCGTCAAAATGGAAAATTTTTGAAATACCTATAACATGTGGAGGAATCTGAAGATAGTTACTATTCTCTTCATATGAAAAAGTAGTTGCAGTTCCTGCAATCGTTGTATCTGCAGTAGTGGTTACAATACCAATAGGATTACTTCCACCTCTACCTCGTCCCCTATCAATATCTGCTTGAGTAACTTTGTATTTTAAAAATGTTTGAGTTACTCCATCAAAATGTCTTTCGTGGAAATACTGAAGGGCATCATCAACCAGATCATCGATTTGCTCATCAGCAACGTTGATCTCCAAAACAGGAGCACCTAACTGCCTCTTACAATAGTTAATCAGTTCTGTCCTATTTGTCGGTTGAGCCATTTATCCACTAGTTTTTCCTAAATGTATTTAGGGTGCTGATGATACAGCGGGGACTACCATCACGTTACCATTTACAAGAGTATATAGTGTAGAACCACTACTTACTATTACATCATACATATATCTTCCTTGATCAAGACCTCTAGTAGAAGTAGACCCTAAAGAGATTTTAATTTTACCTCCTGCCGCACTTGTGATTCCAACTGAAAATGCTGTTGTGACGCCAAGTGTTGCTCCAACAGCAACGCTTTTAGATATTGCAGCAGAACCAGTATACCCACTTAAGTCAAATGCAGAATTGGTATTGTCAGTTACGTTAAATGTAGTCTCAAAATCTGCTCCTCCATAAATTGTCAGATTAGCTCCATAAGGAACTCCTGTGTCTGGATCGAAAGTAATATTTTTAGATGGCATCTGGAAGTCCTATTACTGACAGTGTTTCTTGTTGCTTATAGTAAAGTTTGCAAAATGCTTTTGCAATATTTTTAAGTTCATTACGATTTTCGCAACTATCTATCTCACTTGCAATCTTCTGATATGCGAAAGATTTTTCTAAACCTTTTAATTCAATACTATCTGGATCCATTGATCAACTCCTTTAACAATAACTTGATATCATTGATATCATCCTTCATACTAGCAACCTCATCTTCAATTGTTTGTATTTTTTGATTCTTTTCAGATTTGATCTTACGACTAGAAATGTACTGATCATAAGATGCTTTATTTACATTAACTATATTGTTTGTTAAAGGATCTCTTGCGAGATCCTTATGACCTTTTTCAGTATAAATTTCCATATTATGCAAGAGCAATAACTCTGAGATTTTTGATTTGAGGAACTAGTTCCTGACTTGTAGATGTCATTACGATTTTAATTCTATAAGATCTAAAGTTTGGAAGATCGTCAGCAGTAAATGTACGTTCAATAAAATCGGTATCGTATGCACTATATCCTTTCTTAATTGAATTTTCTACAAAAACATCGGGTCTTCCGTCACTATCTTCTTCATTAATCACCTGTCCGTTAACGTTCAGATTCAAATATCCTGGGAATGGTTCAAAGATTGGTTCAAATCCAGGATCTGAATTGATCGCATAGAATGCTCTAATATCAGCATCCGTAGGAATATGTGCATCTACAAATATTTTAATCGATGATGCAGGATTTTCAAGAGTTACTTCTTTAGAAATGTACTGACATGCACTAGGATCATCAAAGATAGTATTTACTCTAGAATCAGTAGCATAATTGGTAACTTCAGAATTAACTCTGTTTGATATTGTATAAACACTACATCTATCAAGATCAATTTGAGGAGTTAATTTAGTGTTAGTTGTTCCGAGGAAAAGTCTCATTTGCATGGACTTATTACCTTCAATAGCATCAAGTTTACGATCTTCATTCACTTTGGAGAAGACTGCTCTTGGTGAATCGAAATAATTATTTGCATTAAGAACAACATCTTCAAATCCCGCGTTTACATAAGGAACCTCATCACCACTAATACTTTGAGTAGTGACGGTTCTTATTTGACCAGATACGGAGGTTCCTTCTACCGCGATATTGTGTATAGATGGTTTAATAATCTCAAAAGGAATGTTTTTGGTAGCTCTGACATTATCTCCGCCAGCAGATTTTGATGCGTTGAGGAATAGTTTGGGGAATCCTACTCCAGTAGATCTATCAGCATTATCATTAATACCAATAATTCCAAACTTCTCAGACATGTCAAGTTTGATATGATAAGAATCTAAAGTTATTGGATTTGCAATTGTTACATTGCTTAGATCGTGAGTTTTATTAATTCTAGCAAGACTTACTCCTGCGAGTTCATACTTATAGACTGGCGTGTCTATAGGATATGATTTTGGAATTACTCCTCTAGAAAGAGATCCGCCAATTGTTGATGATGTTGTAGAAGTGTATTCAATTATTTCTTCACCAATCAGAAGTAATCCAGTGTTAGTTAATCCAACACCAACACCTTCGAAAGTGTCGAAGTTACTTCCTGTTCCAGCAGTTACCTGAAGTGGATCTGTGGAAGATTTATCATATGCTGCTGTCAATTTAGTAGGTTTGCCATCAGGAAGAACTTTATAGATTCTTACAAAGTTATCATCGAAGTTCATTCCATGATTAACATGATTTACCTTGATGTGTAATCCATCTGTAACAGTTGTTATTACATCTGGGATAACGTCTCCACCATGATCACTGTTCAGTTCTCTCTCTACACCATTGCCATCAAAGAAGCGCATAGTTCCAGCAGCTCCAGTAATAAACTCACCTTGAACATTGCCAAGTATTAATTGAGATGTTTGACCGATACTAGTTACTGTAAATCTTGCATTTCGTCCGATACTCAATCCAGCAGGATCTGATGAAGATGGAAGTGGTGCAGTAGCATTAATAGTAACAACATCGCCAACTTGATATCCAGTGCCACCTGCATTACTGATAGTGGCTGCTATAGCGACTCCATCCTCTATAGTAATATCCGCAGTAGATCCTGTTCCATTTCCAGAAACAGCAACTAAATTTGCTCCAGTAAAAGTAAAGGATCCATCTGCTGGTGTATATCCAACTCCTGGATTAGTAACTGTTAATGTTCCTGTAGCACTAGCACCAACTCCGATTAAATCTCCCTGTGCAATTCTGTTTGCAGAAGTTCCTTGGAAGAAAGTATTTCCAAGAACATAACGACCGTCAGCAACTGTTGTTCCCAATCCAACACGAATTTCCTTAGAAGCAATATTTAATGGATTCTCCATCAATGTTGGAATTAACTTATTACCTTCAGAAAGTTCTGGACTATAAAGATCTACAGATCCAGACTCAACAAAGTCCGCTCTATACAGAGTAAACTTAAGATCTTCCCACTGACTTGCTTCCCATGTAGAAGCATTTTGAGACTTGAATAGTGATCCAAGTGTTGGTTGGTTAGAAATATATGCGTCGGTTAAAATATCATTTTCACCAACTCTAGAAACATAAACACTATACTTAGTTGAGTTTGATATCAGACATATAGCATATTCTTTACCACCTTCCAAATAAACTGGAGCAGCAAATTCAAACGTAGTTGCTACAGATCCGTCAGTTGAAGTATTAACACTATCAGGATAAAGGAGCACTTCAGATAAATCAAAATATTTTGGAGTTGGGAAACCATTCTCCATGGTTCTGATTTGGAATCTAACAGGAGTATCTCCGTCATCTTTAGTGCGGAAGAATACGTCACACTTAGTTATAAATACGCCTTCTGGATCTGTTTGGTCATCGACGAGGAAAGATTGTGCAAGAGGGTCATACCAACCAACAATAGATTCACTTGTAGTTGCTCGTCCAATGTTTCTAGTAGCAGTAACCTCGGTATCAATAGTTCTGTTAACAAGTTCTTCTTCAAAGAGTTTCTTTTGTTCAATTTTTGCATTTCTAATAGAAATAATTTGTTCCTGAACTGTTTCTAAAGTTCCTGCAGTTGTGTATGCTTCTTCACCGACAGTAGTAGCAGAATCTTGATCATTTTCTGAGTCATTCGTTAATGTGAAAATATTATTTCCTGTATCAAAGGATGGATTGTCTTTGTTACTTGGATCTGGAATGAAGAAACTTCCCAATAAAGCTGAAGATTTATCTGTGATAAGTCTAACATTTGTTACTTCTGCTTCTGCTCCACTTGTTTGTCCAGTCAGTTTCATTCCTGTCTGAATATATCCAAAGAAATCACCTTGTGGTTGCTTTGCAAGAGAGTATGTATCTACATTCAAAGTGGTTGAAGTGGATGAATAAACTTCAGGGATAGTTCCACCATCAACGTAAGGATTGTCTGGATAAACCTCTGTTGGAGCGTTGTAATCACCTCTTCTATGATTGGATTGAGCAACTCTAAAGTTAATACTAGGATTAGTATCCTTCCCTTCTTCACCAAGACCTGTAGTAATAACTCTTCCTTGAACTGTCTCACCAACCTGGAATGTACCGGAACTCATTGAAATTTCAATTAGTTTAGGAACACAGTATTTTGTAACATCTTTACCATCGAAGAAAGCATAGATTTGAGTACTTGGTTTTAAGTTTGCTGCATAAAATTCGATATTTCTTGATCTTACTGTAGTAACAATTTCGGTGCTGACTACTTTATCGCCAGCAGAAACTTCTTCGAAAGTTTCAGTAACATGATATTGTGTACCAGTTCTTGACTTAGTTCCACTTTCAATCGTGTCTGTTACGTCCTGCTCAATTGGTTGTTTGGTAGTCTGTCTAACCCATGCTGCAGGTCCACCTGATCCACCATTAATCCATCCACCTCTTCCAAATGTTCTAGATGAAGTGGTGGTAGATTCTCTAGTGTCAGTTTTAGTGGTTGTAGTTCCAGACCATTTTGTTTCCCAAGAATTCCACACCTCAGAAGCAAATCCAGTTTCTGGATCAACACCATATTTTTCTTCTGCCTCAGACATAATCTGAGAGTAGTTACCAATGGTATTGATTGTTTTTGCTTTTAATCTAGTTTGGTCAACCCAGTTATCAGAGGTAGGTGTTAAAACAATAGTACCTTGCCAGAAACTAATGAGGAAAGGAGTTACACTTTCAGTTCTGGTTGCAAAAGTTTGCGATATCCACTCAACATCAGAATAATCAAGACTGATAATGTCATTTTGCTTTCTGACGTTTGTTCCATCTATAGTAGAGTTTCTTTCATCAACAGTAGTATCGACATCGACAACAGGACCTGTTTGTAAACTGAAAGAATTCGTACTATGTTTTGGTCTAAGAATCTTATTGGATTGATCAATACTATTATTTCTACCAAGTCTTAAATCTTGAGTGGAGAATGATGTAAAGTTGTCTACAAAGAATCCAGACTTAAATCTATTAAAACCATTCGCATCAGGAATAAACTGATTAGCAGTAGTTGTTTCTAATGCAGAAAGAGTTGTGTAATACTCTAAGTTTCTAATTCTATCTTCAAGTTTTTTGATATCTTTCATCTGATATCTCTTGTACTTCAAGAATTGAATAGATGCTTGTTGTACGTTATGAAGATATGGTGGGTATTCTATTGTAGCAAGTTCAATTGCATTAGATGGAGATTCTGGTTGTGCTCTCTTTGGATCATCCGAAGGAGTTCCAAACTTCATTTGAAGTTTTCCGTCTTTATGTAAATAAAGTCTATCAATTCTTCCTTGATAATATGCATAATCTAAGAAAATAGTTTCATTAGAAGCAAGAATATTTGGAACAGAATTTCCTGCTGTATTAAAAGATCTTCCAAGGAACTCTAGAGGTGATCTAGATCCCTCAGATACGGTATAGTCACTAACTCTTGGTCTTAAGTCAATAATATCTGTATTCAATACACCATTTACTGCTTTAACTTCTGTGGAGTAGTTAAAATCATTATATGATTCAACAGTAATGATGTCACCGTTATCGGAAGCATCAAAAGATGCACTCTTATAATATACTTTAATTTTATTCTTTGGAGAATCTGAATCAGTTTTTCTTGTTACAAAACCATGATTGTAGATTGTTCCTCTTTGCCCAGATCCAAAAGTATAATTTGATGAAATATTGAAAGAAGTTGTATTCAAACTACTTACTCCACCAGAAATAGAAGATTCTTGGAATACAACTGTTTCACCTTCTACAAACTTAAAGTTATTCTTAGGAAGATATCTAATAGTAGATGAATCTTTAGTTTCTGCAAACACTGCAACTGCACCACTTGTTTGACCAACTATCAATTCTCCGATAGTCATGTCTCCGGTTGAGGCAGTTGGTCCATTCAACTGAGTAAGAGTTATTTCTGGCGCACCAAAATTATTATCACTCAATGTAGGATCAGATGTCTCATATATTGCATGAATCTCGATTATATCTGGAACATTTAGTGATATTGTATTATCTTGAACTCTAGTTCCAAATGGATAATTGCCATAAGTCAATCCATCATTTAAAGTGGTTGAACCGATTCCAGAAGCTGATTTGATTGACTTATCAACAACTAAAGTTTTAACTCTATTTTTGATTTTTTTCTTTGCTTTTACATTAGTCTTTCTAACTGTAGTAACAAGTTGAGCACCAGTATTATCTTCACCTAAACCTCTAATCTGAAGTTCTCGAAGATCTGTAGAGAATGAGAGATTATTAGATCTAAGTGGTTCAGTAGTTCCATCAGATCTAATAAGAGAATATCTTTCATCATTATACGAAAGATAAGTTTCCCCTTCAGGAAGTGCGATCGTACTTAAACTAGTAGAACTTAATTCATTACTTTCAATATCTACCGTAAACGATTTTCTAATTATTATTTCTGAATCTGTAAGATCAACAACAGCAATGTTTTCATTTGGTAATTCTGTATAGAAAGTTGTATCAGAAGAAGAATCTAATTCGGTAGTTACTACTTTAAGATCTGAAGCAGTAAAGTTTGATGTGGGAAGACTACCATTAACTACACCAGAAACTGCTGTTACTCCTGTAACAGATACCTCAGTTGTTGTTACACCTACAACTCTTACTAAAATCGGATCATTAGATGTAGAAGGATCAGAATACTCAAGTAAGTTGTTTAATCTTATTTTACCAGGAAATAATTCACTCGAACTAGTAATAGTACTAATGCTTCCACTAGAAGCGGTAATAGAAGCAACTCCTACCTCAAATGATGAAGTCTGTATAACATTAGCACTAAAAGTGTTAATTCCTGTAATATTGTCTCCGTTTGTTCCTGCAGATATTCCTGTATTAGAATAAACAGATTTTATATCCGAAATACCATAAGAAGTAATTGCAGTAGCAACTCGATTTTCTACAGTTTTTTCAGTAGAAATTCCACTTCTAAAGATAAGAACTTCATCTTTAATGAATTTACCTTTTTGATCATATACAGTTAGTGCAGTTCCAGCACTAACAGGATTTCTCAAAAATGCTGTTGCTCCACTACTGTTTCCCTCAACATATGCAGGAACAGATAGATCAATTGAGTTATTAACTGTAATTTCTGTAAAAGGTTGAATGTCATACATTGACATTCCCCATTCGTTTGTCTGTGGAGATGTTGAATTATATGATCCTGATTCTAGTCTGAAATCAAATACTCTAGCAAGTCCTATTTCTTTTCCTGGAGCTGCTTCTGAGTTTAATCCAACTCTCTGATCTCTCAAACTAAGAATAAATGTATTACCAACACCAACCGTTGGTGATCTAAACACACTATTCAGTTTAAGTGTAGGTCCTGTATTGTAAGGAAAAAACTGATTTTCAATAGTTTTTGTTGTTCTTGGTTTAGGTACATCAATAAAAGATGGACTTATTGTTTCAACTTCATATCCAGACACATAAGCTTTACCTGGAGATACTCTACAAATTGCTAAATCTGGACTGGGAGTTGAACCACCAGCAGTAAATTGTCCTTCTTCATATAATCCCTGATTACCTAGATTATTATTAAGAGAATTTAAAATAGAAACGTTAAATGGTTTGACAACATAATGTCCACTTTCATCATATGTCCTTCTTGCTAAGATGTCTGTAAGATCATCGTAGAACACTGTGCCACTGCCTTTAGCACTACCTCTTTTGCTAGGTGCTTGAAGAACTCCATTAACTACAGTTGCTAATAAAACAAAATTGTCATCATCAAAATCATCAAGAGATTTTTTAAACAAACTTGTAGATATTCTAAGTCTATCTGCACCCGAAGATCCATAGTTATTAAATCCTTGAGAATTGTCATTCAAAGATTCGTCAGTATTTGAATTTACAATTTCTTCAGAAATGAAGAGACCAATTCTGTAACTAGGAGTGTTTGTATATTGATCTAAAACTAAAGACTCTCTGTTTACATTTACAAAATGTCCGCGAATGAAGTATACTCCACTTTCAATTTGAAATACTGATCCCGTGGCAGTTGAATTTGCTGGTATAGTATTTGCGAATGGGCTTCCAGCTGAAATGACAGAGTTACCTAACAATCCAGAACTCAAAGGTTGATTACACGTTAAAGATTCCCCGTCAGTAAATGTTTGTGTAGTATTATCAGTTCTAGCAGAACCTTGGTATGCAATATATAATGTTAAATTGTTTCTTTCCGAATCTGCAGACGAAAGAATGCTATCAACAACAGCAGTAACTCCAGAAGTTTGTCCTGTAATTGTTGTTCCAATTAACTGATCCGCATATGCTTCAACAGGAACTCCCTGAAAAGTATTTGCTAGTTGTACGGAATAGTATAACTGAGAATAACCGGTGTTACCTGGGATTACTTTCGCACCTTCTTTGAAAAAGTGCTGACCAAATTTTTCTACTTGATTCTGAAGAATCGATTGTAGAGTTGTTAATTCTCTTGCCTGAACTGGATATCCAGGCTTAAAAAGCACCTTGTGGTAATCGTTCGCCGCATCAAAATCGTCAAAATATGGTGCTACGTTAAGGTTCGTCTGCTGTGGCATAATTCTTTAGAACTGCAAGATAACTTTTATGTCTTCTTTTTGATTCGACGATCTTGTAATCGAAGGTCTATTATCTACGTATATAATATTACCAGAATGCTGTTTTACCTCTGGGGATGCAACACCTGTAGTGAAATCCATTCCAAGATAATATGTACGATTATTTATCGTGGTTTTATTATCACTAAATGTGCTGTCAATACTTAAAGGTAATCCAGTAGATGGAGTGATTGCTAATGATCCAGTTCCAGTTGGACTTCCAGTAAAATCTCTTAAGAGATATCCATAAGTTGGATTAGTAACTCCTATTCCTGCGGTAGTAAATCCTGCAAGCGTTCTATCTTGCCAAAGTTTCAAAACTCCAGTATTTTGATCATAACTTACAACCCTACCTACTGCAGTAACTCCAGTTCCAACTGTTTGAGTAACAAAAGAATCTGCAGTAAATGTTGCTTCACTATATCCAACTCCTGTTAATTTTAAAGCAGTAACAGCACTCGCTTTATCTAGTGTTAAAACTGATCCTCCAGTTGGCGAAAGTGGATTTTCTACAATGCCAATTCTAGCAAATTGATTTCCTGTGATAAAATCTGGATTTTCATTGTCACTCTCAATTCTAGAGTATAATAGTACGTTATACGCACCGAGTTCTCTATAAATATCTGCTCCATGACCGCCTTGTGGCGTTATAATAACATCAAAAGTTGGTCTTGTTGTTCCTGCTGGGATTCCTGCAAATTCGAAGTCAAGAGTTCCAAAAGTATACCCAGACCCTTGAGAAGATACTGTAACTTCATTTATTTTTGAGTCTCCATCAATAGTTACAGTGCATTCTGCTCCTGTTCCATCACCTCTAATCGGAACTCCAGTATATGTCTGATTTGCCGTTCCTAACCCAGCACCACGGTTAGTTACTGTTACGATTTTAATAGAACCATCTACAGCATTATCTCTAACTAAAGCAGTTTCATTGCTAGTACTCCAGTCTAGAGGAACTGGAATGAAATCTGTAGCCTCAAACTTAACAATGTCTGATGGTTTAATAGTATAAAGATATTTCCAAATATATCCATCCCCACTAGCTCCAGCTGCTTTTGGTTCTAAATCAGTGAAGGTTGGTTCATCTAGAGATGGTCTACCAGAAGCATTTTCTGGATTTGTTCCATTCTGCAAACAAATATAAACCCTATAATCACTATTGATTATATAAAAACTCGACTTGTAAAGATTAGTTTGTCCAGTAACTGGTGTCGTATTTGTTCTACTATAATCATGACGATACATTTCATAAGTAGTTCCAGATGACCAAAATCTCTTAGGAATAACCTGCCTTACATCGGTAGAGTTTATCCTCTTCAAAGCAATCATTGTATTCCAATAATCATTCTCCTCATCAAAATTATCTTTTGGTGAAGGAGGATTATCGTTCCATGTAGAAGAATAATCTGTCGGATTTGGAAGTCCGACGAAAGAATAATAGGAGTTGCTGGCATTAGCAACTCCCGCGACAAAGTTCTTCGCGTTTAATATTCTTACCTGATCAGTTATAATAGCAGCCATTTTTGACGGTCTCTTTTACTTATTTATTATCAAAAATCATGAGTAAAATTTTTGTATCTGATATATCTTGTTCTATAAACTTTTGAAGAAGTGGATATACCTGTCAATCCATTTGTTCCTATTCCAGTCAACGTATGAGCTGGATATGAAATTTCTTTAGTTCTGCCATCCAGAATAATCTTACCCCAAGAGTAATCTCCAAGGAATGCTCCAGTTGAGAACCCAGAAACGCCATCAGGTTCAATATCAGTATTTACGGTTACTTTAACTACACTAGTACTAACTCCAGCAACGGTTTGAGTCACTACTCCGACAGTGTTGGCAACATATACATTGTCAATAAATTCTGACCCAATTCCAACCACTGTAGAATTATCAGTTCCAAAAGCAGTTATGCTTGTTGATGCTGTTCCTAGATTGGAATTTCTTACTATAAAGTAATCTCCAGTTGATATTCCACTTATAGTTACAGCAGTTCCAACCAAATCAGCATTTCTCATATCAGAATCAAAGGGAATATGTAGATGGAATACCATTCCAGTTGCACCAACACCAATAGAGGTTGTTCCCAGTCCAACAATTATTCCAGAATCTCCAAAATATTCAGAATTTAAAACATCACAAGACTCTGTTTGTTTTGCAGGTGGACCAATCAAAACTAATGGTGGATTTGTTTGAGTGTATCCAGATCCAGGATTCGTAATAGTAATATCAGTAACAGATCCATTAGTAATTGTTGCAGTTGCAGTTGCAGTTGTAGATCCTATACCAACACTTACATCTGGTGCTGTAGAATATCCAACTCCTCCTTCGTTAATAGTAATCGAGTTTATAGTTCCTGCAGCAGAAACTACAGCAGTTGCTGCAGATCCAATGGTAACTGCTGGATTTACTAATGTTACCGATTTTCTAAAGGCTTCTCTAAACGCAGAATTTGAATTTTCATTATTAAGATCAAATAATGGTCTTAATCTGTCAACATAGATTATGGTAGATCCAATACCAACTGTACTGATAATATTTGCAGTCGGGCTAATAACAGGTTCGTAAATTTCTCTATCTTTACTAACTTCTTGCCCGTTAATAATCTTATCTTCAGTTTGTCTACACCATGTTATTGGTCTTTCAAGAGTAGTATCGACAGTATTTCCTGGTCCAAAATATGGAAGAGTTTCACACTTATCTACATTTGTTATAGAACTGATTGTTCTATCATTTTCTTGAAGATAAGACTTTTGACCTCTGTCTGGGTCATAATTTAAAGTCACTTCATCTCCATATTTTATTGTTTCAATGACTTCTCTCTCAATAACATCTAGACCATCCCCACCACCTTTGTAGAAACAGATTTCAAGAGTATCTCCAATCTTCAATGCTTCCGAGAAAGTTATCTGAGATCCTCCATTAAATGTATAAGAGACACCTGGACTCTGAAGTATTCCGTTTACAAATACTAAAAGTAACTGATCCAGTTCAATCTTTGATCCTTTTGTTTTGTTAATGGATATTGGAATACCTGCCTTGATTAATGGGAAGTCAACTCTGGATCCATCAATATAACTATTCAAATCATCAAATGTCTCAAGAACACCTAAGGACCATCCAGTAAACTCGTCACGAATAACTCTCTCAATTTGGATTTCAAACTGATTTGATGATGAGAAACCAGGAGTAGTAGCAATACCAACGTTTCCTCCAACAGAAACTGTTAATCTTTCACCATTATTATATCCATACCCAGTATTATTAATTTCAAAATCAATAACACTAGAACCTTGACCCACAACAATATCAATTGTAGCAGCTGTTCCTAATCCAGTTGTTCCCGAAACATATTCTAAAGGTAAATTAGTATATGAAGATGGAGAATCAATTGTAACAAAAGGTAGGTTGGTAGAAGTATATCCACTTCCAGGATTGGTAATAGTGACGGAAGTAGAAATATTGCCAGTTCCTGTCATGATAGTTGCAAAACCAACATGAGTTATTGACGAAATTCCTACAGAACTTTCCCCAACACTAACATTTACATATCCAAGAGTTGGATTTGTAATTCCGATGCTAACCTGAGTTCCAGTTGGAATTTCAAGAGAACTTGTAGACCCAAAACCAATTCTAACAAAAGTAGATGCTACGGAAACGACAGGTGTGTTTGTTCTTAAGAATGATCCAATGCCAATCGTAACATTATCACCAGTATTCAGTAAACTAATAATATCATAAACACTGTTTGTATTTTCCAAATAAATTTCAGTAGATCCAACTCCAACGGGATTAGATGTATCCGTTAAGATTTCATAGCGATTTTTACCTCTGTACCCAGAACCAGAATTACCTATTGAAACTGCTGAAATAGTTCCAGCAGCAGATACTGTTGCAGTTCCGCCTGCAGCAACTAGAGGTTGGTATCCAAATCCCGCTGAAGATCCAACGGAAACAATCATTCCTCCTCTTGGGAAAGTAGAAACTCCAACATCGTTTGACATTGATTCTACAAAATCAGACTCAGTTGTTCTACCTGCACCAGCAAAAGTAATCGAAGTTATTCCAGTGGTTTCTGATAAAGTATAATTGTTTAAATTTCCAAAAACTTGGAACATATCATTGACTAATATCACTGCACCTTCATTAGAAATGCCATCAATATCACTTCCGTTAGATTTTAAAGTAAACTCTCTCTTGATTCCGTTAAATTGTTCTGAAATATCATCAAAAACATAATTTTTATGGTATGTTTCGTTGGTAGTATTTTTTTGAGCTGTTCTCATAAAAGTTCTTCCTTGGAAACTAGAACTAGTTGTTATTCCAAGGTAATCTCTTTCATCTGGAGGATTTGTTGTAGACCCAATTGGAGTATTTCCATATGGTGCATCAATAAAGTTTATAGTGTTGGCAACAATATTATAATTTCCAACAACTTTAGTTACTAAATCGCCTGTAGAAAGTCCTGTTTGGATGTTTGTTCCCATCCATCCCCTACGAACCGAAAGAGCATTTGTACTTCCAATGCCAACACCTTCAACTTTCACGATTTCGTCACCAACTTTAAGCAAATCTCCACCAAAAATAGAAGTTATGTCATTTATAGTAATAGTATTATCAGTCGTTAACACTTCATCATATAATGCTGTTGTAACTGCAGTGGAAACAATTGGAGATTGGATGAGATTGTCAATAGCAACTAGTACTTTTGGATTTTGATTTGTTGCAGTGAATGTGTGAGCAGCTCCAACACCACTAGTACCAACCGAAGTTAAATCAAGAGTCTTTGGAGAGAAACTTAAAGCATCTTCTGCACTTCTAGAAAGTTTGATAGTATTATCATTAATTTTAACTACAAAGATTCCTTCCGAAGGAAGTAAATCTGTTGTGAGTCCAGTGCTAGTAAAAGTAGTTTCTCCAATACCGATGGACTCGGTGTTGCCAAGACCTGGACACGTATATTCAATTTTTTCGCCAGTTACATAGAAGTGATTTGGAATTGTAATAGTATTTGAAGATGTATTAATCCCACTCTCAGCAAATGTTCTTTCAAAAATATTATCACCTTTATGAGTCAAATTAAATGTTCTCTTGATATCTCTATCGGTTCCTGTATAGTCACCAGATCCAGTTTCTAAAGTTCCATTATTAAAACTAATGATAGATTTAGTATCATCTTCGATTCTAAGGGCATTAGCATAAACATGAACAGTTGCATCAATCCCAGATAAAGGTGTAAAGAGAATTTGAGTAGTTGCAGCAAGTCCAACAGAGTCTACAATTACTTTAGATCCAAAAGTACCAAGTCCAGAATACGTTTGAATATTTCCATATTCAGTAGCAAATGTTTCACCAGAAGATGCTCCTTCAATATGATCATCAATAACAACATACTCTAAAAATTCATAACGATTATTTGTAGTATCATGGACCTGAATCATAAAGTACCCAGCATCGTATCTGTCCTCACTAAGAGAAACATGAGTTGGATATTCTGCAATAACATTTTCTGTTGGAGAACCAGAGGATGTTATATTTGTAGTTGTTGATTGTAATCTAGCATGTTTCAGATCTAAAGTAGAAATACCAGATGATATTGAAGATAAACCTACGACTATTGTATTAACTACAGCAGTTGTCCCTATCCCTGCAGATGGATTAAAATCAACTTTAATATTTGACCCATCAAGATAAGCAGTATATGTTCCAAATCCAGATTCAGATGGTACTGATGAAGAAGTAATCAGTTTACCATATTCAAGAATAGAGACATCTGATCCATCATGGACAATATTTAATTCTTGAACTTCAAATTCTGTTGAATTGAATGTGGAAGTGCTGCCATAAGATGGATTACTAACATCTGGAGAAATTTCAACAAGAACCTTCAAAGAGTGATAGGTATTGCCTACACTCACAATAGTTGTAGATATTCCAGAATCAACTATCACACTCTCAGAGTCAATCAACACTCCTCCGATAGAAGTCGATCCTGTGCTGAGATAGTTGTCATTTAAATTATAAGAAAGTGATGCTACATGATAATCGTTTACTAATGATTTGGTTGGATAAAATAATAATTGACCCTCTGTACCAAATAATGAGAAATCAAAAGATCCTTGATCATATACAGTTTCTACTCTTGCGTATTGATTAATATATGCAAAAGATCCATCATGAATGAGATCAACCATTAATGCTTGTCTCTCTTGAGTAAATCTCTTGTCAACTACGTAAGTAAAATACTTTCTAAATCTAAACTCTCCAAGTTGGAATCTATTAACTACACTAAAAGGATTTGTCCTACTACTACTATTAAACTCGGAGCTTAAATCGTCAATAGAAAGAACTCTATTTCCAAATGATTCTGTAAAGTCAGTTAAAATAGTATTATTAAGGGCAATTTCATTAGACAGAACTCTGCCATCTGAAAGAGTTAAATTATTTTCTGTAGCAATATCAAAATCAAATACACAATTCGTATCTACAGATTCATGTAAGCTGTTTACAATAGTAACATCAGTTAACTCTGTAGAAAGACCAACTTGCAACGATTGATTTAAACCAGTTCCAGTTGCTGTACTATTTGTTGATTCGACTTGAAGATCACTAAACTTTTTGTATCCAAGAGTATGATTTATTGAAGATATAGTATCATTCCAAGTGTCAAATGGAATAGTGCTTCTTAATGAATATGAGTATTTTTGATAATAAAAATTGTCTTGTAATCTTTGTAAATTATTATTGAAATATCCAGAATCTACTTGATTTCCACTGAATATTTCAGAAGAAATATCAGTTTCA